AGGTAGAAAACGGTCATGATCGTGATGGATTAGGTTCAGAAGAGAATTATTTTTGGAAAACAGCAAAAGAGCGTAAAAATGAAGATAAAAATCAACTTGAATTGGGATAAATAAAATTAAAATGTAAAAAAATGGTTATTAAAATGGATAAATCACAAGAATTTGTCAAATCTGGTCGAAAATTGATCAGTGAGTATGATGCAGATACTTATTATGAGGAAAAAGAGGAAGAAAAACCTCAATTTTTGAAAGAAGGCGAATAAATAATCACAATATTAAAAAACCATTATACATATAATAGCAAAGTATAATATATTTGAATGCCTACCTCAATTTCTCGTGCTTTTAAGGACATAAGTTTATCTTTTACGAGACATCCAGTTACAAATGACATCACCATTCTTAAAAATGAGGATGCGATCAAGAAATCTGTGACAAATTTGTGTCGAACATCGATAAATGAGAGATTTTTTAACCCATTAATTGGAACTAGGATAGGTGAGTCACTTTTTGAAATAAATGATCCAGACATTGCTGAATTTTTGGAAGAAGATATTGAAAATACACTTAAAAATAATGAACCAAGAATAAAAGTTAAGTCTGTTGTTGCAAAAGCACAAATGGATTCGAATGAATTGGACATTAAAATAGAATATGACATAGTTGGACTACCACTTCCATTGCAAAATATCGAATTTTTACTACAACCAAGCAAATTATAATGTCATTTAATCAATTTACCAACTTAGATTTCAATTCGTTAAGGACTCAGATCAAAGATTACCTGAGAGGTAGTTCAAAGTTTACTGATTTTGACTTTGAGGGATCAAACTTTTCTGTTCTAATTGATACTTTAGCATATAATTCATATATTACGTCATATAATACAAATATGGCTGTAAATGAAGCATTTCTTGATAGTGCAACAGTAAGAGAGAATATAACGTCATTAGCAAGAAATATTGGTTATGTTCCTCGTTCATCAAGATCTGCGATTGCTAAAGTTAATTTATCTGTGGATTTTGGAACACAAGAAGCACTTTCTGCAACAATTAAGGCAGGAATTTTTGCAATTGGGTCAATTAGTTCTGGAAATTACGTTTTTTCTATTCCAGAAGACATCACAGTGCCTACAAATACAGTTGTAAACAACGCAGCAGACTCAAAAATTGCAAATTTTACAAATATTTCAATATATGAAGGTAATTATATTACAAAAAAGTTTACAGTTGATACATCTCAGGTAAATCAAACATTTATTTTGGATAATAGCAACATTGACACCTCTACAATCCGTGTTGAAGTCACAACAGGTGGAATTACAGAAACTTATGAGGAATACAGAAATATATTTGAAGTAAATTCAAGATCTAGACTCTTTCTTGTACAGGAAATAGCAGATGAAAAATATCAAATTATATTTGGAGATGATCTTTTAGGTAAAAAACCACAAAATGGAAGTGATATTACAGTTTCATATATCGTTAATAATGGTGTTGATGGAAATGGTGCAAGTAACTTCACATTTTCAGGTAGAATTATATCAAATATAGGATCTGTAACAAGTGGAATATCCAACATAACAACCACTCAGACAGCCGAAAATGGGGATGAGATAGAAAGTATAGATTCTGTAAAATACCTTGCTCCAAGAGTCTATGCGTCGCAGTACAGAGCAGTTACAGCAAATGATTATTCGAGTTTAATACCAAGTTTATATGCAAATATCGACTCCGTAACTGCTTATGGTGGAGAGGAGTTGGATCCACCTCAGTATGGAAGAGTTTATATTACAATTAAACCTAAAAATGGAGATGTTATATCAGGAGCACTCAAAGATAATATTAAATCAAATTTAAAAAAATATACTGTTGCTGGAATTAAACAAGAATTATTGGATTTAAAATATCTTTATGTTGAATACGAATCAACTGTTTCTTACAATGCTAGTTTTATTCCAGATAAACTAAATTTACAAACAAGAATTGTATCTGCAATTCAATCTTATTCGAAATCATCAGATATTAATTCATTTGGAGGTCGATTAAAATATAGTAAACTTCAATCTGTTATTGATAAGGTTGATGATGGAATTACATCTAACATCACAAATATTAAAATTAGAAGAAATTTAGTTCCTCTATATAATGAGTTAGCAAACTATGAAATTTGTTATTTAAATCAGTTTCATGCAGATTTAGAAGGATTTAATGTTAAATCTACATCTTTCAAATTGGATGGAGTAAATGGTGACATATATCTCACAGACTTCCCAAATTCAGATCAAAAAACAGGAATTATTAAATTTTTTACTCTTTCTGATCTTGATGAAGTTATATTTGTAAATCAAAATGCAGGAAAAATTGATTATATTAAAGGTGAAATAATTCTCTTTCCAGTAAACATCGTATCTACGTCTTTGAGTGGTAGAATTGAAATACAAGTCATACCAGAATCAAATGATATCATATCAAAGCAGAATTTATATATTATTTTGGATACATCAGCAAATAGTAAACTAACTTTGATTGAAGATGTAGTATCTTCTGGATCAAACAGATCAGGAAACAATTATATGCCACCATCTAGTTTCATTAGTGGCAAAACGTATGTAAGATAAAAAATGATAGGCACATCAAAATCTACAAAAGTTAAAATAACAAATATTCTTGATAGTCAAATACTAGACTTCATTCAAGAGGAAAGTCCTGACTTCAAAGATTTTTTAAACCAATATTATGTTTCACAGGAATCTGAATTTGGATCTACCTATCTATCTGATAATTTAGCATCATTTAAAGATGTTAGTACTACTTCAAATAATATTTTAAACATTAGTATTGATAATAAGTTAACTTCTGATATTAACGCTTTCGATGATGAAATTTCAGTTACTACAACAACTGGATATCCCGACCAGTATGGTCTTTTAAAAATTGATAATGAGATTATTACTTACACTGGAAAAACACCTACATCATTTACTGGATGTGTTCGTGGTTTTAGTTCAATATCATCAATTGAAAAATCAGAATACCTTACATTTAGTGTTACAGATAGTGCAGAACACTTAACTGATGCTCAAGTTTTGAATTTGAGCACTATTTTTGTAAATGAATTTTATAGAAAACATAAATCTCAGTTTTTACCAGGTTTTGAAGGAAGAAATTTTGTAGATCAAGTTAATATTGAAAATATTTTAACAAGAGCAAAGGATTTTTATAGATCAAAAGGAACTGATACTTCTTTAGAAATATTATTTAAGGTTCTTTTTGGTAAGAGTGTGGTCATAGAAAAACCTTTTGAAAATACAATTGGTTCTTCAGACTCTGAATGGGTAGTAACCGATAATATGATAGTGGATGTGATTGAGGGTGATCCATTTAAATTAATATCAACTAAGATATTTCAGGGAACTTTTGATAATCCAACTGCAGATGGAACTATTTCGAATATTCAAGAAGTATTTTTAGGATCAAAGAAATATTATAAACTATCATTTGATAAATCTGCACATTTTGGTTCTTTTAATATTGGAACTAAAACAAAAATAACTGAAAAAGCACCTGATGGTTCATCTACTATCAATGTTGACTCCACAGTTGGTTTTGGAACTACTGGAACATTCATATACAAATATCTTGATGAATTTTTAGTTGCATCATATACATCAAAATCTGAAAACCAATTTTTTGGATGTACTGGTATTGTAGATCAAGGAATAGCAGAAAACAGTGATATTATAGATGATACTTTTATTTTTGGTTATGAAGATGGTGATCCAGAAAAAGTGTGCACTATGAGAATTACTGGAACGATATCTAAACCATCAGAAAATGTCAGTAATTCAAAATATGCTTCAGTTGGAGAAACAATTCGAGTAAATTATCTTGGAGAAAAAGCAACAGGACCTAAATTTGATACTTGGCTCTATAATCATTCTACTGTTTTAGATATTGAAGGTGTTTTTGAGGATACTGACAAAACTAATATTATTACCACTAAAGAACCATTAAATAATTTCTTATATCAGGGATGTAAAGTTGATATTATTAGATATGATTGGGCAGGTGGTACTAATGATGATTCTCTTAGATATGTCCCAACTAGTGTTTCTATTCTTGAGGGAGGAGTTGGATATAGCACAGCAACTAATGTTCCTACAAAATATTTTCTCACCCCAACTGGAATTGGTACAAATTTAACTGTTGGAATTACTACAGCAGAGGGAAGTGATGGTGCAATAAATGAAGTTACAATTATCGATACTGGTATTGATTATAAGAAAGATGAACTAATTGAAATTATTGGTGTTGGAACTGCTGCTGGTGCAATTATAAAAATTGATGATGTTGCTCCAATTGGATTTGGTAAGACTAAACCAAATGATCCAGGATTTGGTGCATTTACAATTGTTGATACAGATGTTGAAATTTCTAATATTAATCCAGAAAATGGTCAAATAACTTTAAAAAAAGGAGGTAAAGAGGATTTTGTTGATAAAATTAGACCTCATCAAATTAGAAAAAAATTAGCGTATGCAGATTCTTCTTTGGATGAACTTTCTCCAAATTTATTGACTAATATACAAAATACTTATATTGATGATGTTGGTAATACTTACGTAACTTTTTCAGGATACCCTTCTTATCCTTTAGAGTCAACAAACAGATCAGTAAAAGTAAGTAATTTTGCTGATAATGAAGTTTTTATCGCTGATACAAATCATTCTTTTTTAAATGGTGAAAAAATATTTTTTGAACAGAATGCATTAACAGTTACCACTGTAACCACCGTAACAGAAAGTCAAGGATCAACTGAAACAAATGTTTCAATTTCAACTTCATTTGGATTAGGAATAACCAATAGTCTAGGAAATGCAATTGAAAGTGGAGAATACCACACATCAATTGTAGGAATAAATTCATTTAGATTAGCAGTTACTTTAGAAGAACTAAGAAGTGGAAATTTCTTAAAATTTAACCCACCAACAACAGGTATATCCACTGTGGTAGAAGAGACTTTTGCTCAAGAACTTACTCTGATGGCAGGTGATATTGATACCTATCAGTTGAATGAGGATGAAAGAGCAGAATTCCCTATATTATTCAGTGGTGGTTTAGGAAGAACTGTTGTTTTACCAAGTGGTGCTAGAAGTTTAACTGATACCAATAATTTAGGATTTGAGATGCCCAATGGTGAGGATTATTTAAGATTTGGACGAAGAAAAGGAAACAGAGCTGTGTTATTGAGAAAAATAGATACTCGAAATTTTACAAAATTCAAAGTTCATGCAAAAGTAGGAAATAATCAAAATGGTGGAGAAGATCCTGATGTACCAGGTCAAGAGGATATACATTTACAATATTGGGTTGGAGATGATGCAGGTGGGCATGATGATATGGAAAATATACCTACCGATGAAAATGGTAATCCATTACTTATTGAAATCGGAACAATTATTCCAATATTAAGTCTTAATGCGGGTAGTCCAGTTAACAGTCCACCTCAAGAGGGTGATTACAATGATGGATCTCTAAAAGTTTTTGAAATTGGTATTCCAGAGGAAGCAAGAAAAGAAAATGTATTCTTCAGATTAATACAACCGTCCGATAGTGGTAGTAGATATGATCATTATGGTATTTTAAAATTTGAACTTGCTGGAGATGGCGTAGGGATCACAACTACCACAACCACTTCTATAAGTGGAATAACTACTTGCACTATTACACCAAATGATTTAGCTAATAATGCTTTATCAAATCAAAATAATTTTAAAAGAATATTAAAAACACCTGAAATTAGAGAATCAGAAGATAAGATAATTGGTCCTGTAGGTGTTCAATTAAATGGAGTTGAGTTGTATTCTCCTGTTTTACAAGATTTCGTATGTTATGGTCAAATTGATGATGTCGTTGTAACAAATAAAGGAGAAAACTATGATGTAGTAAATCCACCTAATGTGTCAATTGCTAGTGCTAATGGAAGTGGAGCAAAATTATATGGACATTTTTCTGGAAATATTTCTGAAATTGTTGTTACTCATCCTGGTTTTAATTATGTTGATACTCCTCAAGTTTCAGTAACAGGAGGAAATATAGATGCTTCGGGTAAAGCATTGGTAGGAGAAGCATACATGAGAGGATTCATACATTCTTTCACATTTAATGATATTTCAAATTTAGTAACTAATGTAGATCTAGATAAAGATAGTGTTATTCATGGAGAGGATAAACCTCATAAATTTGAAAATGGTGAAGAAGTAGTTTATACAGCGACAGGAACTCCAATTGGAATTGGATCTACTGCTGTTGGTTTTGATACAAGTCGTTTGACATCAGGATCTACTTATTTTATTCGAAAAAATAGCGAAGCGTCTTTCTCCTTAACTATTAATAAAAGTGATGCTTTATCAGGAATCAACACAATAGATTTTAATGAATTTGGAACAGGAACTCATACTTTAAGATCTAAAAAAATTAGAAAAATAATTGACCGTATATCTCTACCAGAAACGGGAGTAAAGTATCAAAATAGAAAAGTAGTAGTTGATTCTAACATTTATCCACCAGAAGATCCAAAAGATAATTTAACAACATTTACTGGTATTAATAAGTACGATAATTATATTTTTGCAAAAAATCATGGATTTAGTGATGGAGATATTGTTGAATATAATTTTGATGGGACAATTATTTCTGGTTTATCTACAGAATCAATTTACAAAATTTCTGTAATTGATAGTAATAAATTTAAACTAAGCGATGCAGGTACAGCAACAACTATTACAAATTCTAATTATAATCAAAAAATATATGTTGATTTAAATAATATTGGTGTTGGAACACATACTTTCAGATATCAAGATATTGTTGTTAATATAAAAGGAAATGTAAGTGCAGGACTAGTTACTTCAACACTTCCATCTTATTATAACGCTACTGCTTATCCAATTATTGATGGTTCTTTAGATAATGTTTTCGTCCAAAATGGTGGTTCTGGATACGGAACAACTGATATTACAAACTATAATACTGCACCAACTTTAGCATTGGAAGGAGGACAGGATGCAGAACTAAGTCCAGTAATTAATAATGGAAAAATAGTAAATGTTTCAATTAACATTGAAGGCACTGGATATTCTTCTCCACCAATACTAAATGTTGTTGGCACAGGAACAACTTTTGGAAAATTTGCTAAATTAAAAGCAAATGTTTCAAGTGTAGGAGTTAATAGTATAACATCTGTTGATATTATTGATGGTGGAAAAGATTATATATCAGGAAAAACTGTCATAAACGTTGTTCCTAGAGGAGTCGATGCTAAGTTAAAAGCAAATGTTCATAAATGGAATATAAATGCAAAACAAAGATATTCTAGTGTATTGGGAAATGATATTTTTAAAGATACTGCCCAAGTTAACGCTGAAGTTAAACTACAAAATAAAATAGTTGCCTTTTATGCAGGGGTTGAGTATAGAAAATCTCTTAATGATAATATTAATGATGAAAGTGATGAAATTACACCACCTTCAAAACACTCTCCCATTTTAGGATGGGCATATGATGGAAACCCAATATATGGACCTTATGGTTATGCAGATCCTGTAGCTGGTATTGGAATAACACAATTATTTTCAAGTTACCAATTAAACAAAATTGAAGATAAATCTTTAAGACCTGATTTTGCTGACGGTTATTTTATTGAAGATTACCTTTACATCGGAGATAGAGAATTAGACCAATTTAATGGTAGATATGGACAAACACCAGAATTTCCAAATGGAACATATGCATATTTTACTACAGAAACTAAAACTTTATCACAATTCCCATACACTACATTTATTCATAGAAATAAAACTGATGCAGTTAATTATGATATAGATTATAAGCAAACAGATAAATTTATTGATTCTGGTCTTTATAAAAGAAATGTATCACCATTAGGATTAAATGAAAAATTTAGAAATTATTTACCATTATCTGAATCTTTAGAAACAGACCCAGAACTAAAAGTTACTGCATGTTTACCAGGAAAGATAAATCAAATTACAACTTTTGAATCTGGCAGAGATTATAAAGTTGGAGACACTATCAATTTAAATGATTCTTTTGTAGATGCTAATGTAGGTGAAATTCTAGGAAAGGAGATAAAAAAGGTTGAGGAAGTTGAAACTAATATCAATAATTTAAATTTTAGTGTTAAAGATAATGTTATTACCGCTACTGGTGATTCAATACATAATTTCTCAAATAATGACATAGTTGAAATTTCAGGAATAACATCTTCTTCTTACTTTGGTATTCAAGGTCTTCAAGAAATAGAAGTTAATACAACTTCAACATTTGTTTCTGTTGCAATTGCAGATACAACATCAACAGGAATATCAACTTCTATAAAGTTAGATACATCAACAAATAGTGGGAAATTTAAAGTTGATGATATTATTCAAATTGATGATGAGAAGATGTTAATAATTGCTTTGGATAAAGTCAATGATAAGTATGTAGTTTCAAGAATGCATGATAGTTCAGTAGGAGGAACACATAACATTGATTCTACAGCAACTAAATTAGAAAAATCTTTTACTTATAAAGTTTCTGGAAAAGATATAAAAGATACAAACATAGATGAAGAAAAAATAGCTTATGTGAATGTAACCAATTCAATTGGAATCGGATCAACATATACTAGTGTTGTAGTTGGAACTTCTGGAAGTAGTAATATTACTAAATCAATTCCACCTAGAGCAATTTATATTCCAAATCATAATTTTAAAAATGGAGACAAAGTATCGTTAGTATCTGTTGGTGGAACTATTATTGCATCACCAAACGCTTCTTTAACTCCTGATTTTAATTTATCAACATTTAATCCTTTATATTGTGTTAAAATTAGTAATAATTATATTGGATTGTCTACCCAAAAAGTAGGATTTTTAACATCTTTTGTTTATTATAAGAGTGTTCAAGACAATGATTTCTTTGGAAAAGAAGTTAAAATTAAAACTAATGAAAATAAATTAATTGGTAGTGCAAAAAGAGTGAATGGATTAGTTACGCTTGGAACTAGTCACAGTGTTTCTGTAGATGAAACAATACGTTTAAATATCTCTCCAAATAGAACAGAAAAAATTAAATTTAAATTTGATGGTAATTTAAGAAATTTAATTGTTGACCCTAAAACTTTTGAAAATACTGGAATAGGAACAACTTTATCTACGATTACAATTCCAAATCATGGATTTGAAACTGGAGATGCGGTTTTATATAACGTTTCTACTGGATCTCCAATAAATGGTTTATCTGATAATAAAATATATTATGCCATTAGAATATCAGAAAATATCATTAAGTTATCCGAAACTTATAAAAAAGCAACTAGAAAACGCTTTAAATCAATAAACATTACAGGTATAGGAAGTGATGGTATTTTATCAAAAGTTAACCCCAAAATTCACATAACCAAAGGAAATACACTTGAGATTGATACGTCAGATTCAAGTTTAAAAATAGATGGTGCTCCACTTAGGATAAATTTTTATAGTGATATTAATTTTACAGATAAAATTAGTTCAAATTATATACAACAAAATGGTGAAATTGGAGATGGTAGTGCTGACTCTAAAATTATAATTAGAACTGGTGATATATCATTAGAAAGATTTTATTACAGAGTAGAAAATGATAATTTATTAGATAATTTTGCAAATACTGATATACAAAATCATTCTACAATTGACATTATAGAGTCTAAATTTAATAGACTTCAAACAGTCATTGGAGTTGGAAATACAACAATAACATTTAATTCTAAAGTTGGAAGTGCAGAAACAACCACTTACAGTTCATATTTAAGTTCTGGATTCAGCACCGCTACTTATTCTACTAATGCGGTTAATGATCAAGGACCTATTACTAGTGTTAAAATTATAAACTTTGGAAAAAATACAAATGTCATACCATCAGTAACCTCAGTTGGTACAACTACTGGAATAAATGCTGTTTTTTCAGTGTTGTCAAATGATATTGCTAAGATAGAAGACACTGATGTAACTGTTCAAGGATGGGAATTTAGTAAAAATAAATCACTAAAACCAAAAGCAGATACATATGCTATTTTAGATTTAAAAAATACACTGACTCTAAAATCAATAGGAGTTTCCACTGGAGGGAGAAACTACACAACACCACCAAAAGTAATAGGTGTAGGAAACACTGTAATTACAACAAGATCTAGAATTGATGGTAATTCTGTAAGTAGTGTTGATATCATATCAAATGATAGTGGTTTACAAGAAGATTTGAGAATCATACCTACTTTTAACTCTAATGGAATCAATATAGTAAATGCAACTTCTGCTAGTAAAAATTTAACATTAGAATTAAAAGCACCAATAGGTGGTCAGTTTACAGATGGACTTCCATTTGCAGTTGGAGATAAAATTTTTGTAGAAAATGTGCAGATAAAAACTGTTCCTGGACTTGGAACAACAGATCTTGCTAGTTATAATTCAAGTGACTATGATTATCGTTTCTTTGAAATTATAGCTGTAAGTAATGGAAGTGCATCTGCTAACCCTTCTGTAACATATTCTATATCTGGAATATCAACTACTGAAGCAGGTAATTTTGATGGTAATTTTATATTTGGTAGAGTAACAAAAGCAGAAGATTTAGCAGCATTTAAACCAGAGTTTCAAAGTGTAGAATATGTTAAAGGTGAGGTAATATCGATAGGGAACGGAAAAGCAACTGCTATTGTATCTGAAAATGGTTGGGATCCACAATCCAAAACCTTAAAAGTAACTGATATAGTAGGACAAATTGATAATGGAGACGAAATAATAGGTTCTGTTAATAGTCAAAAAGCAATCATTAGTAATTTTAATACTTATGAATTTGATTTAGATGTAGATGTCTTTGCAGAATCTTTGGGATTTTGGAAAAGTGATAAAAATAAACCTAATTTTAGTTACGAAAGACTACATGATAATGATTATTATCAGAGATTTTCATATGCTTTGAGGGGTCAAGTAGACTATGAAACATGGAAAGAACCAGTTAATAGTTTAGGACATATATCTGGATACAAAAATTTTGCAGATTATGAAATTGTTTCAAATACTTTTGTTGGAGTTAGTACAATACCAAAATCAGATGTTGAGTTTAGAGTTGAAATTTTAAGTGATGCATCTGTTCATGAACAATTCGATTATGATTTTGTATCTGAAGAAGAAACTTTGGGTAATATCATATCAAGAGAAGTACAGTTTGATAAGAAAAAATTAACTGATTATATCGAAGCTAAAACTAACAAAGTTTTATTATTGGATAATATAAGTGATCAATTTACAGGATTGAGTACAATAACTGGACAATTGGTAGGATTAAAGAATTTTCCTATTAAATCTAGTGGTAATGATATAATGCATCAAGTATTTGATCCTACAAGTTTAACTGTTGGTGGTAATACCATAAGTATTGTTGATCACGGTTTTACTGATGGAGAAGAATTGGAATATGCTCCAAATTCTGGAGGGTCAAGTATTGGAATTGTTACAACTAGTGCACCTGGAATTGCAGAAACAAGCATACTTCCATCAAAAGTTTTTGTTAATGTATCGGATGCTAATAATTTTTCACTAATAATAAAATCCTCAGAATCCGCTACTGGATCAGCTGTTACATTTTCTAATGTTTCTGGTATAGGAAATCAACATACTTTATCTGTAAATTCAAGAGAAGCAAGTATAAGATCTTTAATTACAATCGATAATGTAATACAAAGTCCACTTGGTAAAAAATCTACAGTCCTTGGATTATCAACTAGTGTTGGTATTGGAAGCACTGAAATTTTCTTAAATGACATATCCAAAGTTTCAGGAAACAAATTATTAAAAATTAATGATGAAATAATGTTTACTGGTTTAGTTGGAATTGGTTCGACTAATTCTGTCTCTGTTGTTCGTGGATATATGGGAACTGTTGCTGCAG